AACATTAATCAGGGCGAGGGATACTACTGGCAGGGTGGTGTTGACAAAGATAGTTTGGAGTATAGACCAGAAGAAATTGTTATTTCTGGGCTGAGCTCACCGTCTGAACAGCGAGCAACTTTACTGCATGAATTACAGCACGCAATACAGGCTAGAGAAAACTTTGCTCGCGGAGGTGGTCCAGAACAGTTTGAAAAGATGGCGAAGTTGGATCTTCAATTCAGCGGGAATGGCAAAAAAGGCAAGCGCCTTGCAGAGCTCGAAGAAGCGTACCTGCAGAAAGACGCAATGGGCTACCCTGCAATCATGTTGTCAGAGATGAATGAGTTGCAACAACTGCGCACTGAAAAGGCTCAGGTTGATCGCTACAGGGCTGAAGTTGAAAAGGTAGGCAACAATGCGCCAATGGATATGTACAGGAATCTTGGCGGTGAGGTAGAGGCTCGCAACGTAGAGAATAGGGATGCAGTGCTCAGCGAGACAGGCTACCGCGATATCTCGCCATTAGAGACAGAAAGCGTCTTACCTGAGCGTCAACTCTTACGTACTACGCCTGACCCATTAGATACCCTTGATGATGACTTTTATCGAGTCGGACAAGACACTGGGTTAATCAACAGGATAATGGCTGAGAATGCGCGGGGAGATGCCCTGTCTAGTTATGGTGGTGCAATCGACAAAAGGCGCAAGCAGTATGACGACATGGTCAAGACCATTGAGAAGCGCATGAACAGCAAAGGTCCATTGGCAGGAGAAATTATTGCCAGAGAAACTGAAAATTTTGCCAAGCTAATTGTTGGATTGGTGCCGATGGTTGTTAATCCGGACTCAACATTTTATGAAGATGTTACGCAAAGCAAAAGCTTGCTAGGTGATCCATCAGAAGGCTACAACAAGGTCATGGATACAATTGCTCAAGGGATGCAAACCTATGTGGTTGAGCCTATAGGTAAGGCGCTTGAGTATCAAGGTTCGGATGACAAAACCGTCAAGCAGGAAATAGCGGAAACTGTACAGCCTGCCATCGATGCCTACAAGCAACTGCCTGAAGCGGTGCAGGAAGAAGTTATGCCGCGACTAGGGTATCTGGGCGCACTCGTTGCTAGCCTGTACGGGTTTGGCCTTGCAGGCAAAGCTAGGCGTGCAGTAGGCACAAAAGGCGAGGAAGGACTGCTAGGCAGGATGTATCCGCTTGAAGGTGAGCTCGTAGACACGCCACCCCCTGCAATTGATGTTAGACAGCCTGTAGGACTATTGCAGTAAAAATGTTAAAATCGGCCCTTAACCGGAGTAGATAATGGCACTAACAAATTACACAGAATTGAAGTCTAGCATTGCTGACTTTCTAAACCGTCAAGACCTGACCGCTGTCATACCAACTTTTATCAGTTTGGCAGAGGCGCAAATGGCGCGTGATATCCGTCACTGGCAAATGGAGAACCGCGCAACGGCTACTCTTAATGATCAGTACCTGACTCGCCCTGCAGATTGGGTTGAGACAATTCGATTTACAGTGCTAGGCAACGGGACCAGACCTCTGCAGTTTTTAAGCACAGCGGCAATGGACCAGAGAAGATCGAACAGTAACGATGTTGCAGGAGAGCCCAGATACTACAGCTACGTAGAGGACCAGTTTGAGGTTTGGCCTTCACCGTCTAGTAGTGTTAACACTGAGCTCGTATACATACAGAAAATCCCTGCGCTGTCTGATACTGACCTGACTAACTGGGTTATATCTACTGCGCCAGACGTGTACTTGTACGGCAGTCTGCTACACTCTGCGCCTTACTTGGCAGAAGATCCTAGAGTGACTGTTTGGGCCCAGTTATATGGCGCGGCAGTACAGCGACTCAATCAAGAGTCTGATAACTCTAAGTATTCCGGCACTGGCCTATCTACTAGAATCAGAGGTTTAGATACAAGCGGCTCTAGCGCAGTGCGGAGGATCAATGCATGAGCTTCACGCCTTATCTAGAAAATAAACTGTTGGACCATGTATTGACCAACACAGCATATACTGCGCCTTCTACGCTGTATGTTTCTCTGTGGGTGGGTGATCCGCTCAGCGGAGGTTCAGAGGTAACAGCATCAGGTTATTCAAGGAAAACCGCTAGCTTTTCTGTTACAGGGTCAGCCGGAACTACAACAAACAATGTCGAGTTTCAGGCGGGAGCTGACTGGGGGACAGTTACTCACACAGGGGTACATGACGCATTAAGTGGCGGCAATATGCTAATCTCTGCAGGCCTGCAAGCGGCACGGACAATTGAAAACACAGATATTGTTCGGTTCTCGATAGGCGATATAGATGTGACGCTTACATGAAGTACGGATATTTTTATTACAGTTACGGAGTTTACGGCACAGAGGCATCTCCCAACTTATACGCCACCTCTGCAAGCACAAGCGCCACAACATCGTTTTTGCGCAGAGTACAGTTAGCAGTAGGCAGTGCAATTGCGCAGTCTATTATGACTGCTAATTTAATTAACATTTGGGATACCACAGAGCTTAATCCGGCTACATGGACAACGGTAGCGCTAACGCCATCAGTATGGACTGATAAAATATTAGCGCCCGCAAGTTGGACAAACGCAAGCGTTGCGGCAACAGCTTGGGCTGATCAAACAGTGCCAGATGCAGACTGGCAAGATACGAGGACTTGAGGACCACTTAAATGGCTACAACAAATTATTCATTAGAAACACCGACAGTAGGCGCTGACCTAAATACATGGGGTGGCGATTTAAACTCTAATACAGAGAAGCTCGATGACCTGTTAGGCGGTGATCTGCCTGTTACTGGCATTGACATAAACAGCGGCTCAATTGACGGTACGCCCGTTGGAGCTAATAGCGCATCAACAGGTGCCTTTACTACATTAACTGCCTCTGGAGGCGTTACAGGCAATTTAACGGGCAATGTAACCGGCAATGTAACAGGCAACGTAACTGGCAATGTAACGGGTAACGCAGACACTGCAACACGTTGGGCTACTGCACGCACCATTTCTCTGACCGGTTCAATCACGGGCAGTACGAGCATGGATGGCTCAGGCAATGTCTCGATAGCAACATCAGGCGGCATCACCAACAATCAAATTGTGGACCTTGTATATCCGGTAGGCTGTTTGTACGAAACCACAAGCACGCAAAACCCCGCAACCACATTTGGGCGTGGCACTTGGGCATTATTTGGGCAGGGGCGCGTCACCGTGTGTATTGACTCAGGGCAGTCTGAGTTTAACACTAACGGTGAAACTGGCGGTGCCAAAACACATACACTATCGATTGCTGAAATGCCTTCACACAATCACACCTACACATATGAATACTCTCGCGGAGTAGGTTCATCAGGTGCGGCAAACGGAGACTCTAGCTTTCCTACAGGTACTACCTCAAGCACTGGCGGAGGTGGAGCGCATAATAACCTACAGCCATACGTTGTTGTTTATCGTTGGAAAAGGACTGCCTTGTAATGTCTGACACTACCACCACTACCTATAATCTCGTTAAGCCTCAAGTAGATGGCTCTGACGGAACTTGGGGCACAAAGCTTAATGCAAACCTCGATACGCTCGATGGATTGTTAAGTGGCTCTGCAAATCTGCAAAACGTGTCATTTACTGGCACGGTCAGTTTTGGTGGTGGCACAGGTACTGCAGGTCAAGTATTAAAATCTCAGGGTGCGGGCTCCAATGCTATCTGGGCAGATGATACAGATACTACATACACGGCAGGCGCAGGGCTCAGCCTGACAGGAACAGAGTTTGCCAATACAGCACCTGACCAGACGGTTGTGCTGACTGCAGGGACATCGATAAGCGTGTCCGGCACTTATCCTAGCTTTACTATCACCAATGACGCACCGGATCAAACTGTGGCGTTAACAGGTACTGGCGCAACAACAGTTACCGGAACCTACCCAAACTTTACTATTGATAGCACTGATAACAATACCACCTATACTGCAGGCACCGGCCTGACCTTAACGACTACTGAGTTTAGCGTTACAGACAATGGTATTGGCGCGTTGCAATTAAATGTGTCAGGTAATGGCGCTAGCGGTCAAGTATTGCAATCAGATGGTGATGGTACGTTCTCATGGGCAAATGCAGGAGTAGGGGGAAGTGAAACATTTGCGCAGACACTGGCGCTTGGCAACACAACTGGCGGTACTGATATTTCTGTATCAAGTGGCGACAATATTGTTATGGCCGCAAGCTCTACTGTTGATGGGCGTGATCTATCTGTAGATGGTGCCAAATTAGACGGTATTGAAGCAGGGGCTACTGCTGACCAAACAGCGGCAGAAATATTAACGGCTATAAAAACAGTTGATGGCTCTGGCTCAGGCTTAGACGCTGATACTGTTGACGGCATTGAAGCCAGTAGCTTTTTGCGATCAGATGCGGCTGACACAGCGGCTAATCGAATAACCTTTACTGATGGTATAAGTTTAGAGCCGAACGATGGCATTCGATTTGGCGGTACGGCAGACGTACACATGAGAGCCTTAACCAATAACGCTAACAGTGCTATTGACCTTAGTTCCGGATCGTTAAGTATTGGTGGTGTTGCGAATACTGTATGGCATCAAGGTAATGACGATGTACTGGTAAAAGAGGATGTTTCTGGATTTGTCCCTTTATACAGAACGGGAACGTCTGGCGATCAAACAATAGTTGCTGTTGTAGGCTCTAATTCTTTACGGCCTGTTTTGCAGTTTTCGGAAAGCACTGCAACAAGCATTACATCAGGTATGTCACTTGAATATAACGGAGTTGGCTCTGGTGATGATAACTACATGGCATTTAATAGTGTCGCAGGGTCGCCAGTACATAAGTTTTATTCTGGGGGGCTTATAGAAACAGACGGAACTGTTCAATGTAACACAAGTTGGAATGAGCCAATGATTCGGCATGGAGCATCAGGTCCATTTGCCCGAAGTGATGGTAATTACATTTACTGGGATGGCGGTGGAACAACAAGCCTATATTATATAAATGGGTTTGGTGGGGTAGTTGCAGATTCTACAGTAACCATAACAGAAGATACCGCCTTAAAACTACACTCACATACAAATGCCCAAGGTGTTCATGTTGAATTTAGTGACTATCAAGCAGGGTCGTATGCACAAGTAGGAAAGATATCTTATTACCATTCAGATGTTCAATCCTACGGTTCTGGTAATTCTTTTATTTTTGGAAGCACCGAATCAACCACCAGCGTAGTAGGCAATAAAGCTGTATTCGATAACTTCTTAGTCAAACCTTCTAGCGGCACTGGTGCAGGCAGTCTAGTAATAGATGCTTCAAGAAACATCACTGCTAATTACATGAAAGCCGACAGAATCTACGCAAACGATGACGGCTCTACTGGCTACT